ACATGAAACGTTGGTTAGAAACGAAGAGAACTTTAAATATTTAGAGGAGTTAAAAAGAAAACTATGACACCGGAACAAGGACTAGGTATGTTATTTGTTGGAGTCATTGCTCTATCAATCGGGGCTGGTGTAGCTTTTTTGATATTAAGAAAGGTTTATCGAAACGTACGTGAAAATAAAAATAAGTATGTCTTCAGGCCTTGGGACGATTTAGAATGATGAGTGAAGAAGATATACGAGAATATCACAACATTGGTAAGGCCATCAAGTATAACGAAAAATACAAATATATCAATGGTATACAGAGCACGGACCATGGATCACGGATCTATGATGTTGCAGGGTATAGACTTCCGTCGGTAACTACTATATTAGGGCGTACCAAAGATCAACAATTTCTAAAAGATTGGATAGCAAAAAAAGGTGAAGCAGAAGCAGAACGAATTAAAAATCTTAGTAGTAGGCGGGGAACATCCATGCACAAGTTCCTCGAATGTTATATTACAGGCGTTGGTTACGATGATCTTACAGGGATCGGACAAGAGGCGAAGTCCATGGCCGAGAAAGTTATTGAGATTGGTCTTGCACCGGTTGAAGAGTATTACGGCTCGGAAGTCACAATGTATTATCCTGGGCTATACGCTGGGTCTACTGACCTGGTTTGTAATCACAATGGTAAAGATGCAATAGTAGATTTTAAACAAGCAAACAGACCGAAGAAGAAAGAATGGATCGAAGATTATTATCTGCAGATTGCAGCGTATGCTATGGCGCATGACTACGTTCATGGTTCTGCAATTGAAAAGGGTGTAATCATGGTATGTACACCTGACTTATACTATCAAGAATTTGTTGTAGAAGGGGCAGAATTAAGGCAGTACAAACATAAGTTTTTGAAAAGATTAGATATGTATCATGAGTTAATCTTTGATGAAAAAGAGAAAGCAAAAGTAAAAATAAATCCGGAGGACTTTTTTAATGGAGCGTAAAGGTAGGATTCATGGTTATTACTACGATGGTGAAACCCAGTGGGTAATGTATGAAGACGAAGATGGCTATATAGAAATGAGAGAAATGGAGGAGGACGATGAATAATAAACTTAGAATGGTTCTAAAGAAGAGATACGAAGCTGAGATTGAAGATGCAAAATATAAAATTGAGTGCTTCAGTCAACAAGAACTTATTATACCTGAGCATCCTGATATTACAGGTGAGGTAGATAAGCTGTTAGCTAAGATATCTTCTGCTGAAGATAAGATGGCAGTAATGGAGCTACATTATGACAAAAATGTGGCAAAACAGGTATTATAATTCGACACTTGGGGTGTCGAATGGGTGTCGAATGGGTGTCGCAAAGGTGTCGCAAATTCAAGGTAACACTGGTTTGTTCACTATTTGGACCAAAAAATTCGACACTTGCGATACCCTTGCGATACCCTTGCGAGGGGGGGGGTGTCGAAAAATTAATGTTTAATACCAACGCTTATAGATCAATTTTAGCATTTGCGATACCTTTTCAGTTTTTTTTAATTTTAGCGCAACAAAAAAATAAATTGTCAACTAGGTGTCGAAAGAGTAAAAACTGATTATGCCTAGGAAAAGACGTAAAAGAATTGCAACTGATAACTCTCCCGATATACCTTATCCGAGAGTCAGAGTGGAGTGGATTGATTGTGTCAGTGACTCTGGCTGGGCTACTGATAAAGAGTTTGATAAAATGAAATTAGCAAAACCTGTTAACGAAGGCTGGTTGTATTCAAAAGATAAAACTTCTGTAAAACTATTCGCATCTTACGATAAAGATGATGATGGTATTACGTTTGGGGATCGGACTATGATTCCTCGTCAGTGGGTAAAGAAGATTCAGAAACTTTAGATGAAGAAATCTTGTTGTCAATTATCTGGCCGTAGTCTTCTCTTATTTTTTTCATTCTGTTGTCTAGTTCTTCCTCTGATAGTTCCTCTAATTTTCCTGTTTTTATTATTTTACGGTCTATATATAATCCTGCCGCTTTTCCTCTATTTGTTTCCGCATTGACTGCAGCAGAGAAAGAGTCTTTTTTCAAAGCAGCTCTTTTGATTCTATCAAGTTCAGCTATGTGGCCATCGTAAGTTACTTCGTGTTTGGATAGTCTTTCTTCTCTTAGTTCAGATATGTAAGCAACAACCAAAGGTGATAGTCTAGGATTTGTAAGTTCAGATCCCTCTTGTCTTGCTCTTGCTGGTGAGTATCCAGCCTGGATTGCTGCCTCTGTTTGCGACAGCGGTCCGTCTTTGTCACCAAACACTAGTAGTTCGGCAAACCTCATTTGCATCTCAGTTAGTCTTTTTGGTACTCCCATGATTGACAATGTAAGATAAGTGTCCTATAAAGTCAAGAATCGAAAGTTTATATGTACGTCAAGCACCTTCAGGAGTATCTAGATAGATTTACAAATGGTACTAAGGGAAATGCTGTAAGTAATGCAAGAATATACATTGCGACTCCCGGTGGTTATCTTGAAGAGATTAGGCGTATCGAAGTGCATGAAAGCTCAAACCCACAAGACATGTCTATCAGAGTAGTCCTGAAACCTAACAAAGAAGAGAAGTTAATACTTCCTCCTGGTTACATAAAAGACTATTAATTTAATTTGCATGTTACCTCGAAAATAACATGGGTCCAGAGCGTAAATTTTATGAAGAAGTTAAAAAATCTATACCACAAATTTCCTGGATTAGACTTGAAAATAATAGCTTACATGGTACTCCCGATCTATTGGGCTATAATAATTCTGGCGTCTTTTTCACAGTAGAATTAAAGGTAACAAAAGGTAACAAAGTCCGGTTCAGTCCGCATCAAATAGCGTTCCATGTACGCCATCCTAACAACTCATTTATCTTAGTAAAGTGCCTCGGTCAGAGGTCCGTAAAACTTTTTCAAGGTTCAAGAATCACGGAGCTTGCAGCTTGTGGCTTGTCGCTTGAGGCTTGCTGCTTGGGGCTTGAGGCTTGTGGCCTCTTCTTCGAGGAGCTTGGCGCTTGAGGCTTGGTGCTTGTGGCTTGATGCTTGTTGCTTGTATATTGTTTTCGAACTCTCTTCAAATTTATTTTAAGATCTACAGCTTGCCGCTTGGGGCCCGGACCAGAACGTACGCGCTTGGTAAGGCCGTACGAGCCCGAAGCGCTAATAGTCTGGTCCAGTTTATTACGTAGCTTGCGTAATTCTTTATAATATTTTGGGTGTCTAAGTAACATAAATTGATTCAACCTCTTTGTCTGGAAATTTTTCTTTTAGCTGCTTCAGGGCCTCCTGCTCCATCTCGTACAGGTCCAGACTTATATTGCCCGTCTCTTCATCCACAGCATAATATATATTTTGTTTTAGCATAATTTAATGTTTACCATATTTAATTGTCTTAATTGTGGCATCCCAGCACGCTCGACAATCCCTGCACTCGTTATCTTGTTGAGCTGCGGGACAGCTGGCACCACTGGTCACCACCTCCGAAGAGTTGGGCCACGACTCAGGCGCCCGCTGGTCTACCATGGGGGCGCTAAATCGTATGACTAAATTGTTTGGCTTGCTGGCCAGGTGGTCTTTGATCCAGGCCTCACGAGTCGGCAACCAGTGACGCTTTGCTGGCGTCAGTCTACAGACTTCATAAATCTTTTTAAGGTGGTCCAGGTCCTGGACGTCTCCGCTATCGTGCCATCTAAACACATCCGGCTTCTTGCTGTTGATCAGGTGAGCCATTGCCTGGACCCAGTCCGGGCTCTTGATAGCTGCCAGCCGCCTGTATTGTGCATCCTGAACGACCTTAAAAACATAACAACCTTTTAGAGCGTAGC